GTCGTTCGCTTCCTCTGAAGAACCGGATGTCCTCGTTTACGGGTATACGGGCACTACGCTTTTCGAAATCAAAATGAGCCGTTCCGATTTTCTGGCAGACTCGAAAAAGTCATGTAGAAGAAGATATAAATTGCAACATTGGATGGAAATCGAAAATGTAAAAGACGTTGTTATTAAACGCGCATACGCGAGGCTAAAACAATATCGACCGGAATTGTTTCTACAGCAAGCGCCTCACCTCGGGAACCGTCGCTATTTCGTTTGCGAAGCTGGACTGATTCAGCCCGAAGAGATTCCCGAAGGATGGGGATTGTACTGGTTCAAGGGCGGGAAATATTACTGCAAAAAAGAAAGCGCAAAATACCGCTCGAATCTCAAAGTAGAAAACGATCTGTTGATTCACTCCATGCGTCGATACGGATCAGGTTGTAAAACCGGAATCGTTATCAATTCGTATTCAGGAGACAAGGAATGATCCTCCGCAAGCACCAAGCCTCTATAGTCGAAGTCTGCAAGGAAATCCTTTCCGGTGCTCCGATAAATGAAATCATCCTTTCCGTAACTCCCGGCGGTGGCAAGTCGTTCGTCCCGGTCATTCTCGCAGAAAACCTCATTCCGGCAATCGCTGACCGTATCTGCTGGATCGCTCCCAGAGACGCGCTGAAGTATCAGGGTGAAGCCGAGTTCTTGAATCCGATATGGAATACCTCGAAGCGTATTCGTGCCGCTCAGAATGGATCTGACCTCTCGCGTGGTTGTGAAGGATACGTCACGACGTTTCAAGCGGTTGGCGCAAATCCTGAATGTCACGCGGAAGAATTTCGGAAACATCGATACATACTTTTCCTCGACGAAACGCATCACGTTTCAGACGATGCAAAATGGGAAGCCGCAATCAAGCCGCTTGTAGAATCTGCGGTACTGGTTGTTTACGCTTCAGGAACACTTTCTCGCGGCGACGGGGAGAAGATTGCATTCCTTCCGTATAAGAATGGTGAAATCGACCTCGCGGAAACCGAAACGCGTCGCGTCATCACGTATTCTCGAAGTGAAGCTATTCGAGACGGGGCGATTCTAAAAGTAGGCTTCAAGCTCATCGACGGTGAAAGCGAGTGGGAGGAATTGGACGGGACGAAAGGAACGTCGAAACTCTCAGGGGAAGAATCCGCGAAGGCGCTTTTTACGGCACTCAGGACAGAGTTCTCGAATTCCATGCTCGACGAATGCCTTGCAGACTTCCTTTCGGAATGCACGAACTATACCTCCGCGAAGATGCTTGTCGTCGCTCCGACGATCGAGATCGCGAAGGCTTATTACGACTACCTTGCCACAAAAGGACAGTATGCACGTATCGCGACAACCGACGACACCCCGGGCGCGCGCCGGAACGTTGACGACTTCAAGCGCGGAGTATTTCACATACTCGTTTCGGTCGGAATTTGTTACGAGGGGTTGAATGTCCCTGAAATAACTCATATCTGCTGTCTGACGCATATCCGCTCTATGCCGTGGCTCGAACAGTGTTTCGCACGTGCGAACCGCCTTGCGCCCGGGAAGCTTCGCGCCATTGTCTACGCTCCGGCCGATCACAACTTCAAGAAGGCTATGCGCATGATCGAGCGCGAACAGCTCGTCCCGCTTTCAAATCCCGACGAGCAGATGGATCTCGCGGGATCGAGCGAAGAAAAGCGCGGGGAAGGGACGGGCGAGGCGAGGCCGTGGATCATACCGACAGGATCGACAGCGTATGTTGACGGCGCGCCGACATCATCCCCCCAGGTATCCCCCTGTATCCCCCCATGTTCCCCCTCCGAGGCCGAGAAGATCCTCCGGAAGAACATTCATCAGCACATTACGGCGTTTCTCTCGCCGATCAATAACGGTTCGAAACTCGCTTACCAGAAGATTCTCTATCGTCGCATGCGTCTTCAGGTTGCGAAGCCGGCCGCAGAAATGAACTCGAAAGAACTCGCTGCGATCTGGATATGGCTTAAGAATGAATATCCACTCACGGAGGGAATTCAATGAAAAAGCTTCTCATTTTCCTCTTCATTACCGCGTTTCTTTGTTCCGTAGGCAATTCGGTCCAGAAAATCGAACGACCGGCCTTTACCGTCGATTTCTCGGAACCTGAGCTCAATATCTACATGATCGCGTCGTATCTGACCGGATGCCCTGAATATATTCTTCGCGGGATTCACTTTGCTGAGTCGACGTATGGTATGAACACGAAGCACAAGGATCCGCTTGACCGCGGCGAATTCGGGTTGCATGAGGATCCTTCTTTCCACGCTGAGCGCGCGGCAAAGTGGGGCGAATACAACGCAGATTGTCCGCTACAGTCGGCGATCATCGCGGGTCATATTTACATGGAAAACTTACGTATTATTGGTAATGAACGTGACGCAATTGCGGCTTACAAACAGGGAAGACGCGGTGTTCGCGAGAATGGGCGCCAGGAATGGTACGTCGAGCGCGTCTTAAATTATCAGGTAATTTTAGGAGAATCGATAGTATGAAAGAAATTGAAGCCTTACGGGATGATTTCTGTCGCGCTCATAACGGAACAAGCTTTACCCCGGACGTTCGCGCAGACAAGGCGGTCCGCGATTATTCTGCCGAACTTGAGGCCGACCTTTCCGAGCTTGGCGACAATACCGGAAATTATGCCCGGAAATACGTCGAGCACCTGAGGACGTACACCGCGCGCATGTCGCGTTGCATGTCACCAATGATTACCGGCCCTGCCAACTTCCCGGCCGAGGCCAATCGAAAGCGCATGGCGTCCGCTATGAAGGCATGGGACGAGTTCCAGGCGTGGCGCGAGCGGTATATCAAGCGCGCGAACAGCATCCCGGTAAAGTCTCCCGAAGAAGAGATCGACGACGCGGTAATCAAGCTTGAAAAAGAGCGGAACGCGCACACCCTCATGGTAGAGGTGAACAAGATCCATCGCCGGAAAATAAGCGACGATGAAAAGCGAAAGGCCTTCGCCGAAGAGCTCGAGATATCGTCCAAAATGATCGACAAGCTCATGGAGCCCGATTTCATGGGCCGCTTCGGGTTTGCTTCCTACGCGCTGACTAATTCAAACGCACGGATCAAGAACCTCGAGGAAAAGGTATTGACCATGAAAAACCGGATCACGCGCCGCGACGACTTCGATCCGATCGCATTTCCGGGCGGATCAATCGACATCGAGGGTGACCGCGTAGTTATCAGGCATAACGAAAGGCCAAGCAACGAGATGATCTCCGCGCTCAAGGCTCGCGGGTTCCATTGGTCCCCGAAGGGAAAATATTGGTGCCGAAAGCATACGGCGAACGCGCTCCGTGACGCGAAAAACATTTGCGAGGTCAAGTGATGGATTATCGATACGCGAATCCATGGGCTCGAAACAATGAACCAAAGGAATATATTCGATTTGAAAAGCCGACTGAATACAACGGTTGCCAGATATTCCATGTGCATCAAAACCAATTCGACGTGGTAAAAGCAGGTGTTTGTATTTCTCAGCGCGGAGGGCTTGAAGGTGCCAAAAAATGCGCCGATGTCGTTGCCGATCTCATGTTCCCGAGCTTTCATGACGTGAGATCTCAAATGCTGGAAAAACACGGTCATATATGAAACCGCTCTCCGTGACCCGCGCAGTGTATGCAGTTCTCGACGATCTACCGGAAGGAAGAATATCGGGCCGTGAGCTGCAATACATGGTCACGCTGCGCCTTGAGAACAAGGATCCGTATCATTCGTCGGTTCTTGAGAAGGCGCGGGACTATGCGGATATCACGGGAGCGACGTTCGAATGCGTGGATGGGAAACGAAGCATTTATAACTTCCGCCCGGGGTTCAGGCTGGGTGATACGAAGATTGGGGGGAGGGAATGATGACTTTGCAGCTTGATCTGTTCCGTGATGCGATGATAAGAGATGGATTCCCGGGAGTTCCTCGATTCCCAGGAAAAACATGCTCAATTCACTGCGAGAACTTCAGGTATTTTGAGTATGCCCCTGGGAAATCATCCTACCCAACCGGCAAATGTCTGGCTAAAAGCTATCTGATCTTCAACCCGATTATCGGACATGAATGCCTTGCGACTCTTTTTCCTTGTGAGGTAAGCGCATGACCGCGATCGACCTTTTCGCCGGAGCTGGAGGATTCTCGACTGGTGCGCGCGCCGCGGGAGTCAACGTTCTCTGGGCTGGCAATCACTGGCCCGAGGCCGTTCAGGTTCATGCGAATAACCATCCCGACACGATCCATATCTGCCAGGACTTGCATCAGGCGGATTGGAGTAAAGTTCCCTCGCATGACCTCCTCATGGCATCGCCGTGTTGCCAGGGGCATTCACGCGCGCGCGGAAAGGAAAACGGAGATCCTCAGCACGATGCCTCGAGATCGACCGCCTGGGCCGTTATTTCAGCTGCCGAGTACCATAGGCCCGCCCATATTCTGGTCGAGAACGTGCCTGAGTTCTGTAAATGGGCGCTGTATCCCGCATGGAGGATGGCGATCGAAGCGCTCGGTTATTCTGTTTCTCCTCATGTCATCGACGCGGCCGATCATGGCGTCCCGCAGAACCGGCGCCGCCTGTTTCTGGTTTGCGCCCGATCGAAAGCACCGCTCGTTCTCTTCATGGAATCGAAGCAGACACGGACCGCTGCGACGATCATCGATGACACCGCCTCCGGCTGGTCCAATGTTGATAAACTCGGTAGAAGTGCGAGAACGCTTGAGCGTGTAAGAAACGGTCGCCAAGTATTCGGTGAGCGTTTCTTAATTGCCTATTACGGATCGGAGCACGGAGGACGGAGCCTTGATCGTCCGATCGGCACGATAACCACCAAGGATCGCTATGCGTTCGTTTCAGGCGATCAGATGCGCATGCTGAATATCACTGAATACCGGCGCGCGATGGGCTTCCCCGCGGATTACAGGCTTCCAGAGAATCATGCAAACGCTTTGAAAATGCTGGGGAATGCCGTGTGCCCTCCAGTCGTAACCGACATCATTAACGAAATCAGGAGAATAGCATAATGACCCCAACCTTCGAGCCCTTCATCAACGATTTCGTCATCCCAGAGAACTGGTCGATCCTTTCCTCTCGTTTCGACGTTTCGACATGGACTCCTTCAAATCAACGTCTGAAAATCATCGGCGAGATCGTCGAATTCCACGAAGCTCTCGAGCTCTACAAAACCGTTCCGACCCCGCTCGGATTTTTAGACGTCATCGATGAGCTCGCGGACATCATCATCTCCTGCTGTACGCTCATTCGGCTTCAAGGTTCCGATCGCAGGTTTCAGCCGATTCTCATTAACCACGAAGACGATCCGCTCGAATGGATTCGCATGGTTTATTCGCGGGATACGAACCTTGTTCTCTCTTCGGTCGCCTGTTATGCACGAAAGCTCGGTATCAACGTCGAAGAAGCAATCTCTCGGAAGCTTGTCTACAACATGCAGCGAAAGGATTGGAACTGATGCCAACAAAGGTCGAACAGGATCGCTTAAACCTCATTGATATGTGCAAGCAGCTCGTTTCTGGTTCGACAATCTATAACCTCAAGGGAGACGTTTCGGTAAACGGATGGCGGGCCCGAAAGTACAAGCTGATAAAGCTCGGAGTAATCATCAACACGAAGATGTACCCCGGAAGAGGCTACGGGACTCCGTTCTATACGCTCGGGGAATCGCTTGAAAGTACGATTCAAAAAATCGACTGTAAAAAGCCGGAACAGAAGGAGAAGGAGAAACGCGATAGAAGAAACCGTACTCGAAACGATCCAGGATGCTCAGGACGGTTCGCGGGATATGGAATCGAAAGCTGGCTGTTTATGACTTCTGACTGCGCGAATGAATACATGGACTGGTGCTACGACTGGACCGATCCGGCGCAGCGAAGACGGAAATGGAAAAATGGTAAAAAGAAGGGAAAGGCAAAAAATGAAGGTAAATGAGATTTTTGTCCGCATTGCGGACGTATCACCTGTCCATGATCTTCTTGATTTCTTCGAGCTTCTCGGCCGCGTGGTTTTGCGGCTCGGCGCCGGTAACGAGGAATTCGACGGAGACATTGAGCGCCGCGGCGATCCGGACGGATTCATCGGCACGAGGGAGGTTTTCATATCGTTTCAATGAATTATACGAGTCGTAATTCATTCCGAGTCCTTCAATGAAATCTCGGAGGTTTAGGTTCTTTGCTTTGACAAGCTCTTTTACGCGGTCGAAGAAGTCCATGCAAAGAAATATACACGAAATTGGTTAAATAAACAATATTTATATTGACAACTTGGTTATACTAACTATAATAAGTATTAGATATTGGTTGTGTAACCAATTTATAGAGACGTTATGAGTGACTACTACCCAGTCATAACGGCTTTCGAGCCTAACAGGCCGGGTTGAAGCGGGGTAGTAGCGCGGAAATCCGGCCTTTTCTTTCTACGGAGGTTCGATATGACGACATTCCTTGATCTGGTTCGTGCGAACGGATTCGAAACGATAAACGAGTACCTGGATTCAATGCCGGAGCTTCCGGTTCAAAACGATATTTCCGAGGCTCGGCTTGAGAAAATCAGGCGGAGCGAGGCCATGACAGAACAATACCTGGGAGGAAAAGCATGCTGAATCCTGAATCGTATAAAGACGGCGCGATCGACCAGATCATGCGTACCTGCGAAACGGTGAGCGCGGAAGACATTGAGATCATCGGCGACGTGTTATTGAACACCATAACGCAGGTCAAGGCGGATCTTATTGACGAGATTGGCGTTGATCTCGCGGCGAGCGTAAAAGATCGCGTGAACCTCACGCTTTCGAAACTGAGGAGCGCGTAGATGGATGTCAAAGAGGTAAAGGAAAAGAAGGCCGAGCTCGAGAGCTTCATCTCGACGGCAATCTTCCGCTACGAGAATGAAACCGGCTGCAAGGTTGGCGGTATTCATATCATGCCTTTTCGGACGATTGGAGGAGATCCCACGCCTCAGATAATCGTCCTCGATGTGGAGGTTTTCTGATGTTCGCACTCGAAACGTTTGAAAACGGGAAATGGTCGCCGGTTCTCAAGAGTGAACAAAAGGATTGGCTCGAAAGGGTCAAGATCAAGATGGAATCGTCCGGCTGGAAATGCCGGATCGTATAGGGGAGGGGTTTAATTGGACGGACAGCAGAATTCGCGGACGCGGGCTCAGATTAGCCTGACTGCGAAAGGAACGGTTCAGTTTGAGGTGACGTCAGAATACGACACTCCTGAACTGATGGAAAAGAACCTCCGGGAAGGCATCGAACGCACTCGGAAGGTTATTGCGGATCTCGGCTTGAAGGAATGTCCTCAGGTCGAGGAGAAAACCAAATAGACGCAATTGCGTCAAAGGACACTTTCGATGGACGCGAGGAAAATGGAATCTGAGCTTGACGAGCTGATGGACTTTGAAACGCTGCTTACGCCTGAGAGGGCGAAGGCAATCGGTTCATTGCGCGAAATGCTTTGGGAGATTCAGAACATAGAACTCGCGTCCGTTGGGAGAAACTTTCGAGGAATTAGCGCGTAAGGGCGCGAAGGAGAATATGAATATGGATACCACAGCATTGACTATCGTGAATAACGCAAAGGCAAAGGGCGCCCTGATTTATGTTGACATGAACAGCCTCAATCAAATGACTGAGCTGTATCGTGCAGAAGCCACGGAAACTGTTTTTGACAAGAAGCAGTTTCATTCAATGAAGGGCGGCAAGTTTCAGCCTGACAAAGCTACAACCGATAAAATCGGTGAGCTATCTGGAATTACCTTCATTCCTTCTGCAAGCTCTGAGAAACTGGTTCATCGGAAAGATAGTATTTGCGGCGAGCGCGATTCATGGATCGTAACCGCGCAGGGGAAAAAACTCTGTTCAGATGGGAACTGGCAGGAATCAAACATCGAAGCCTATGAGTTTGATCCTTGTGTCCGTGCCATGGAAGAACTCGGATTATCTGAAGTGACCGAAACGAATAAACCGGCATATAACCGCAAGGTAATCGAATTCACGAAAGTAGCTCTCGCTCGTGCAAAAACCGGCGCACGTCTTCGGGTGATTCGCGCTCTCGCCGGTCTTCCGAGTTCGTTCGATGCAGATGATATCAAAAAACCGATGGTTTTCTCCCGCGTCGTCATGAACACTGCTTTCGTCCTTTCAACTCCTGAAGGCCGTACTATGGCGACCGCGAAGGCCCTTGACATGGACGTTTCGAGCCTTCTTTTCGGAAACAAGAAACCCGATCCCGCTCAGGCGATCGCCGCTTCGGCCGAAAAGACTCCCTCCGAAGCCGATATGGGAAACCTTCGGAGTGCGAACGAACCGGAAACAGAGCCCGAACCCGCAGCCGATACCGTGTCTCTCGCAGATCAGGCGAACCCGGGCGAAGGATCTTCCGAGGAGTTCAAGCAGTTAACCATCGAACTCGAGGAAATGGTTGTGAGCTTTAAGGAAATGCTCAACGTCAACCTTCCTTCTGGCATGAACCCTTTTACCCTGGCACAGGCAGAACTCGACGACTTCACCGCGACCGTCGAAACGAGAAAATCGATGATTAAACGCACAACTGATTTCCTAAAGGCCAGAAAGGTGGCGGTATGAAAATAATTTGTTTATCAGACATTCACGCTTGCAAGGAACACGAAGCGGAGGTTATGACTTCCCTTGGCGAGGTCAAAGAAGCGCGCAGAATACACGGAGCCGATATCGTCGCCTTAGCGGGCGACTGGTGGGACGCGACTGTCCAGAACACCGCGCAGGGCGGTCTCGATCGCTTTCTCGGTGAGCTTCAGGCGATCGCGAACGAATGCCCGGTCGTCATGGTCGAAGGAACCCCGAGTCACGATGTCGACGGTTCGCTCGACGTCATCAAGCGACTCGATACGGAATACGGTATCACGATTCTTGAGCCGGGAAGGCCCTATTTCCTTGACGGACACAAAGTCAGAGAAAAGGAATCGATGGCGGGCGCGCATGGATCTCTTCTCATCCTCGGAATCCCCGAGCCGCGCAAGAAATACCTTCTCGCTAACGGGACGGCCGGAAAGGACGCGACCGAGGAGGCCGTGAGGAACGCGATGCACATGCTTTGCTTCCAGCTCGCCGCGATTCGGAAGCAGTACGCCGATCTTCCGTGCCTCGTCGTCTACCATGGCGACGTCGCGGGAACGACGCTCCAGAACGACCAGACCGTCGAGCGCGGGACGGGAATCGCGATTACGATCGACGATCTCGCATCGATCGGTGCCGATTTCTATCATCTAGGCCACATTCACAAGCCGCAGCAGGTCGGTACGCTTCCGGCCTATTACCCGGGGTCAGTCTACGCGAAGAACTTCGGGGAGACGCACAAGCCGGGGTGCAATCTGGTTGAGATTGGAATGAAAGAGGAGTTCGATTTCTTTCATGAAAGTCAGTTTGGATCCAAGGTCACCCGAATCGACTTCTCGCATCCTCAAAACCTGAAGGTCAATATCGATTTCAAGTTGTGGAATGCAGAATTCCATGATATCTCGGGTCGCCGCGTCTGGGCAGAAATTTCCTGCAAAAAGGAAGAACAGGCACTCGTTGATGTCGACAAGGTGCTTACGAGTCTTTTGACAGCGGGCGCCGTACTAGGCTCTCGCGTAACCCTCGCCGTAGATGCCGTAGAGACCGTCCGTGCTGCCGAGATATCGGGAACATCGATCACGCCCACGAAGAAATTCGAGATCTGGGCCGATCAATCCGCGATCCCCGTGACCGACACGCTCCGCACGAAGATCAAAGACCTCGAGAACGCTTCCGAACGCTCAGGCGCGACAATCTCCGGAGAATGGGAACTCGTTTCCGTCCGGCTTCGCGGGGCGACCGGGATCTATAAAGGGATCCGCAAAGACGAGATCTATGTCAACTTCGACGAGTTCGATGACGGAATTATCGCGCTTGGCGGCCGTAACGGGAAGGGGAAAACAACCTTCATCGAGAATTGCCACGCATACGGGCAACTTCTCACCCGTAAAGGAACCCTCAAGGACCACTTCCGGCTCAAGGATTCATTCCGCGAGGTCATCTATCGCGACGTTTCGACCGGAGCCGAGAAGCGCTTCTTCATCCAGATCGACGGATTCACGAAGTCTGGAGGCTCGAAATACTTTATCTTCGACCGTGCCGCGGGCGAGACCGAATGGATCCCGATGCCCGGGATTGATGGAAACCTCGACCCGTACAAGGAAGCCGTCCAGGCGATCTTTGGGCCGCTAGAGCTCTACCTTCGGACCGCGTTCATCACGCAGAGGCCGAACAAGGACGCGCCCGACCTCACGGAAGCGACGAAAACCGAGAAGAAGATGCTCTTCGCGAACCTCGCGGGGATCGACTACCTCCAGAAATTCGCAGATACCGCGAAGGAACGCGCCGACAATACGGCCGCGGAGAGCCATGACGCCGAGATCAAGATCGGCATGCTCGAGACGGCTGTATCGGGCAAGACGGAAATAAACAACGAGATTGCGTTGCTCCAATCCGACAAGGCAACCAACGAAATTCTTCTCAAGGAAACGATGGAGAAGGGCTCCGCGGCCAAGAACCGCGTGGAAGGGCTCCAGATCGCGGCAAATGCCGAACGCGCCCGTTCTCAGCGCGCGGCCGACGCGGAACTTTCCCTGGGTAGAATCCGGCAGGAACTCGCCGAGATCAACCAGTCGATTACGAGCCTTGCGGACCTTTCGGTGCGCCGGCCCGAGATCGAGAAGGAAATCGCCCGGTACGAAGCCATCAGGGCAACGATTGAGACTGAAACTGAGAAACTCCGCGAGGTTGAGAAGCGGGATCAGGTCAAAACGAACGATTACCACGCTCAGATGGATAACTTCAACGCGAAGAAGCGGAATGCCGAACAGGCAATCAATCAGCAGAAGATCGCGCTTCAGAAGGCGCAGTCCGATGCGGACGCTATTGCTCGTGAAATCCGGTTTGCCGAGTCCGCAGCGCCCGAGATCGAGGAAACCTGTCCGACATGCAAGCAGCACCTTCCGGCCGATACGGTCGCTGAGCTCACCAAAAAGCGTGAAGAGGCCCTTAAACGCATCGACGAGATGCGCGACACGCTCGCGGGTCAGAATGCCGCAATTGCCTCAACAGCGGCCCGCCTCGATGAGCTCCAAGCGGAATTCGCGGGAATCATCTACGAAGAACCGCAGAAACCGACGCCAGAACCCTTCGACGGCTCGATGCTCTTGAACGCGAGGGCTCAGGCCGCCGCAATCCGGATCGATGACCTCCGCGCGAACCTCACACGAGCGGCCGAAGCTTCGGCGAGAATCGAAGGCTACAAGGCGCAGATCATCGAAAAGAACCGCCAGATCGTCGAAAAACAGGGCGAGTTCGATGAACTTGTCCGCAATGCGGACCCGGACGCGCTTACCGATCTCGAACTTGCAAAAACCGAGCTTAACGAGCTGATTGAGAAACACCGGCAGCTCACGGCGGACCTCGCATCGAGCCAAGCCTCTCTCGACGCGCAGAAGAAACGCCTTGCAGAGATCGAAGTATCAGAAACCGAGCTCAAAACGCTCAGGGAATCGGTCAGAACCGCGAAGACGGAATTCGCCGAGTGGGATCTCCTTCGCCGAGCGTTTGGACCGGACGGAATCCAGGCCCTCGAGTTCGACGCCCTAGCGCCCGGGATTGCGCAGGTCGCGAACGATATTCTTACGGCTTCCTTCGGCGATCGCTTCAGGATCGAATTCCAGACAACGCGCATGGCCGGTACCGGAAAAAACACGAAGCAGGTTGAGGATTTCCTGATCTACGTCATCGATACGCTCGACGGGGAGGCAACGCTCCTCGAGAACAAGTCAGGCGGCGAGGCGGTTTGGATCAAGCGGGCGATTTACTCCGCGTTCGCGATCATTCGATCCCGGAATACAGGCTTTCGCTTCCTGACGTCATTCCAGGACGAGGCGGACGGCGCCCTCGACTCGGAATCGAAGGTCGCGTACTGCGCGATGCTCTCGGCCGAGCATGATACCGCGAAGCTCAAGCACACGATCATCATCACGCACTCGGAAGAGGTTAAGGCCATGATCGACCAGAAGATCGACATGGAGTCGTTCGTGGAGGAAAAGGTGGAAGACGGGGAGGCAGTGGCATGAAAATTCTCGACGGGAAATACAATTTCGCAAAGGTCATGATCGACGAGATCGACGACAATACGCAGGCTCAGATTCAGGGCTTTCTCAATCATCCGGCTTTCGGAAACAAGAAGAAGATTGCCATCATGCCCGACTGCCACGCGGGAAGCGGGTCTTGTATCGGTTTCACCATGCGTTTCAACGAAATCCCCGATGCTGTCATGCCTCAGATCGTTGGCGTCGATATCGGCTGCGGAATGCTTGCCGCTTGTTTCGGGAATATCGAGCTTGATCCCGTAAAACTCGATGCATTCATCAAGGAAAATATCCCGGCTGGCCGTTGCATCAACGATAAGCCTTTCGAGTTCATCGAAGAATTTCGGGATAAAGTTGAGACGGTTTCGAGCCGTATTGGTGCTGGGTATGCTCAGGTTTCTCGGGCAATCGGTTCGCTTGGCGGCGGGAACCACTTCATCGAGGCGGATCATGATTCACAAGGCCGCGTATGGATCGTTATTCATTCGGGATCGCGTAATTTCGGAAAGCGGATTGCAGATTTTTATCAGAAAAACGCGCGAAACCTTATGGATGCGTTCTATATCGACTTTGAGAAGGATATGGAATTCATCCCATCGGGGCAGCCCACCGCACTCGAATACGTCAATGCCATGAAGATCGCCCAGGAGTATGCGAGGATCAACCGCTATGAGATGTTGCACCGGATCGGCCGTTTCATCATCGAGGGTGTACCTAGCGCGGGTATGACCGAGGTCGTCGAGTCGGTTCACAACTATATCGACTTCAAGGATCACACGATCCGCAAAGGGGCGATTAGCGCTCATGAAGGTGAAATCTGCATTATACCGTTCAATTCCGCCGACGGTTCCGCGCTCTGCAAAGGGAAGGGAAATAAAGAGTGGAACGAATCTGCTCCGCACGGAGCCGGTCGCCTTATGAGTCGAAGCAAGGCGTTTGAGAATCTTGACTACAAAGAGTATCAGGCGCGGCTTGCAGAAAAAGGAGTGTATTCTTCGACAGCAAACAGCTCGACGCTCGACGAGGCGCCAATGGCATACAAGCCGATGGAAACAATCCTTTCAGCAATCGAGCCGACCGTTGAAATCGTCGACATGCTCAAGCCGTTCTACAACTTCAAGGCCGCTGAAGGGCGAGGCAGAAAATGACCTACACGTTTCACTTTCCCGATGGGACAACGAGAACTCTGGAAGGTGAAACGCCGTTCAAGGCGCTTCGCTCGAAATACGAGGCGGGACAATTTGACGGTGACTTATACGTGAGGGCCAAGGATAGCGAAGACTGGAAGAAGGTCAAATGGGAGCCCGCGCCCATAACAGCGGGAAAGGTGGGGGAATGAACGCATTAAACAGTATTTTGATCGAAGGTGATCTGATCGATGATCCCGTTACGAAGGAAACTCCGCGCGGTTCGACAGTATGCACCTTCTCGATTGCTTCAAGCCGGTTTTATAAGCAAGATGAGGATTTCGAGGAGGAAGTTTCGCATTTCGACATCGAATCCTGGGGAAAGATCGCGGAGAGCTGCAAGGAGAATCTTGCCAAGGGTCGCGGTGTTCGCGTTGTCGGGAGGCTCAAGCAGGAGCGATGGATCGACGACGAAGGGAAGGCGCAGAGCAAGATAAAGGTCGTAGCCGAGCACATCGAGTATAAGCCTCGGCTTAACAAGGCGGTAACTCATGCCTGACGTAAACCACGTAATACTGATCGGCCGCCTCACGCGCGATGCCGAACTGAAATACACCTCGGGCGGCATGGCTGTCTGCAAGTTCGCACTCGCGGTCAATAAGCGCCGAAAGCAAGGCGAGCAATGGATCGATGAGGCGAATTTCTTCGATATCGTCTTGTGGGGACGGTCAGGGGAAACGCTGAATCAATACCTGGTGAAAGGGAAGCAGGTCGCAGTCGAGGGTGAACTTCATCAGAATCGCTGGGAGCAGGACGGACAGTCGAGGTCAAAGATAGAGATCAACGCGACGAACTGTCAGCTTCTTGGTGGAGGCGACGGGCAGCGACAGCAAGGGAATCCGACTGATAGTCCCGAGCACGTTCAGGACCACGCGCAGAAGCCGTATTCGAAGTCTGCAACTGCGAACGAGGACGGAACGCCACCGGATTTCCCGGACGATATTCCGTTTTGAGAATGATTACCCCGGGCGAATGCTGACTAGTCCGGGGTAATCTGATGATGGAATAGTGCCGATAATGGGAAAAACTATCGCTTGGAGGAAAGAATGAAGTTGTCACAGGATGTTAAAGATTTTTTTAATTTTATAAATAATCGCGGAGAATGTACGATTCATGACTTGATTGAGAACTTCTGTACAATTAAGGAACTAGAATTAAATACCGCCTTCTATGGTAGTACCATTAGTTATAGTGCTGGAACAAAAGTACCATCATTGGAGAACATAGAAGAGTATTATTCAATGATAAAAACTCTGAAATTTATATGTAATAGACCAATTCTATCAAAACTACTAGATATTTACCGAGTCGAGACAAAGCAAATAGGAATAAAGCTATATTTTACCTCTGATGGTGATCGGATTATAAAAGATGATGTTTTATTAAAAGAAGTATCTACTTACGAAAAGACAACGTATTCGCGAACAGAAGAATTACGTGAGTTTGTTAATAATAACTATTTAACTGATGATGAAATAAAACAATCATGGGAAATGCAGCGTGATATCGCTAATGGAAAGCTTACCAGAAGAATGGCGTATCTCTCATTGTTGGTATCTGTATTGATTTCTATAGCAACATCGATATTCAATTACTCAACTTATACAACTATTCGAAACGTGAATATTTCTTCAATGCCGAATAACAAGGAGCCAATAAAAATAATCTTAGTTGACGAAAACGGAAAACCTGTTACACAAATTGATTTTTCAAATGATGAAACGATAATCATCAAGAAATAATCGCTTTCTCTGGGGAGGGGAAGAGAGTAAATGGCACGACCAACCAAAGATGGGCTGGATTATTTTCCGCTCAACACAAAAAACGATGACAAGTTCGATCTCATCGAAGCGCGTCATGGGTTAACTGGATTCGCAATAATTATTAAGCTTTTCCAGCGCATATACGACGAGAATGGGTATTTCTATCCATGGGGCGACAAGCAGAAACTTCTTTTTTCTCGCGCTATTTCGACGCCGATCGGCATCATCGATACTATAATCGAGAGCGCTGTGGAGTTTGGATTATTCGACTCAGAACGCTTCAAGAAAGGTGTTTTGACCTCTAAGGGAATCCAACGTCGTTATTTCGAGGCGAGTAAGAAACGGAAGGTCATAAACCTCTATTCCGACATTTTGCTCATTATTCCCGAATTAGGTGAGAAACAATCCCCCTGCAACGGGGTTTTTACTGGAAATAACCCCCAAGCAAGTGGAGTTATTACCGGTAATAATCCCCAAAGTAAAAGGGAAAGTAAAGAGGAAAGTAGTGGTAATAATCCGGAGTTTATTCCGGAAATAACTCCACAGGAAGAACCAGAAAATACCACCACTTTCCCTTTTTCAAAACTCCAAGAAGAGGTGAAGGCCTCAACCGGATATCTCATCGACGAAAAGGTCGCATCGAGATTCAACACCTCGAAGATCCCTGAAGACTGGATTTCAGGACCGGAATCATTCTTCGCATTTGCGAAATCAATCGTCCAGGAGAAATACCCAGGGAAACCAGAATCAGAACAGCGAACACTTTTCATCACCGCGGTAACCGACTGGGAGAACCTCAGAACAGAATACCCGGGATGGAAGAGCAAGAAAGAAAAAGCATCAACGGACGAGGCCGTAAAAAAAGCGAAGATCACACCTCCTGAGATCTGCGATTGCGGAGGAGTAATCAAAGTACGAGCCGGACGATTGACCTGCGAAAAATGCGGAGCAGCCTGGGTGTTCGAGAATAAAATCTGGGAAAAACTCGAAGTCAACGCTTCAGCTCACATCGATCTGGAGAAGGGACGAAGACCAGCAACCAGGAAAACTGACCCCGTTGAAGAGGACGAGAATCCGATTCCTCTTACGTTTTAACCGCAAATGCGCTTGACCAAACAGCCTCTACACCGTTATTACTCGATAGTCATGAGAAACATGACGCATTCGGAAATAGCGGTTGCATTGATCGAGCGTCTCTCGAAGAAAGGTGTTCCTGCCTTTTCGAGGAGTTCGCTTTCCGGAAGCGTATACGTTTACATCGTCGGAAGCCGCCAGATGGTTCGCATTTCAGATCATGGGAAGCACCGAGGATGGTTCCGCTACAACATCAGGACGGACCTGAAGAAAGGCCGTGCGTTCATCTTTCGAGGACAGCGAGTCTTTGTTTTCACGGAGAACGAGATTAAGCAGGTCTGTTTTACTGTTGCGCGGGACTCGAAGAATGAACGGGTTAAGAACGCAAGCGCGATAATCAAGAAAAAGCTTATGAGAAGGAGGTGAGGGATTTATGGCGATCAAGAAAAAAGAACCGGCAAGAATAAAGAAACCCGCTCCTGCAAAGAAAGCGCCAACCTCCTCAAAATCTTCAAATGTTACTACGAGTAAGAACAAGAAACCCGGAAGACCGCGTACAAGGCCTGAGAAACCTCCAAGACCTGAGGAAGCGAAGCCGATTGGATGCCCAACTGAATACCGCAAGGAATACGACGAACAGGCGTTCAAGTATTGCCTTCTCGGGGCGACTGATAAGGTTTTAGGCGATTTCTTCGGAGTTTCTGAGAGAACTATAAATACCTGGAAAAAAGAGTTTCCGTCGTTCCTTCAGTCCATTTCGCGGGGTAAAGATAGAGCGGACGCCGAAATAGCAAACTCTTTCTTCATGCGAGCGAAGGGATTTACTCACAAAGTGGAGAAACCTCTGGTTGTTTCGGTTGGTAATTTCCAGTCAGAAATCAAAATTGCAAAATATTCCGAAGTGGTGCTTCCCGATGCGAATGCCTGTCATAAATGGCTGCATAACAGGCAGGCGAAACTCTGGCCGGATAAACAAAACTTGTCTCTTGGTGAATTGCCACCCATCGCGGTAGTTCTTGATTTACCTGAAGGATATGTACCTGAAAACGGTGCTAAAAAGGACACCCATGATGGCGACGATAGCGGCGACTAATCAGCGCCACGGAGAAAGACCTAATCTCAGGTTGATCAAACCGACTCGTCCTCAGTCGATCGTCTTCTCGCATCCGGCTCGCTTCAAGATTCTCAATGCCGGCCGGCGCTTCGGCAAGACATTCCTAGCGCTCATCATGCTTTTTACGTTTGCCGTCAATCACGCGAACGCGATTTGCTGGTACGTCGCTCCGACATACAAACAGGCTGAGCAGATCGCATGGGAAGACCTGAAGCGCCTTGTTCCTGAAGCGTACATTCTCAAGAAAGACGAGACGGATCTTTCGATCACGTTGCTAAATAATTCGGTTATCGCGCTAAGGGGATCCGATAATCCCGATTCTCTCCGTGGTCCAGGGCTCGATGCGCTCGTTCTCGATGAAGCGGCCTTTCAGAAAAGCGAAGTCTGGAAGGTCATGCGCCCGATGCTCGCGGATAAGAAGGGCTGGTGCCTCTTTATCTCGACGCCGAAGGGATACAACTGGTTCTACGATCTCTATTGCGCTGCAGATGATCGCAAGGGATGGAAGCGCTTTCAGTTCACGACGGCCGAAGGCGGGAACGTTGATGCGGAAGAAATCGAGGACGCGAAGGCCGAGCTCGACGATCGCACCTTCAATCAAGAATTCCTCGCATCCTTCGAAACACTCACCGGCCGCGTTTACTACAACTTCTCGCGCGAGCTCAATAAGACCGACTACGAAATAACTCAAGCGCCGATTCTCGTCGGCATGGACTTTAACGTAAATCCGATGACCGCGACGATCGCGCAACGGGCAGGAACTCAGCTCATTTTCATTGACGAGATCGTCATGGCGGACGGTAATACCGAGATGATGGCTCAAGAGATCCGGCGTCGTTATCCGAAACACTCGGTTTGCGTTTACCCGGATCCGACCGGGAACCGCCGACAAACGAACGCGCCCGCGGGCCAGACCGACTTCACGATTCTTCGCTCTCATGGTTTCACCGTTCTCGCACCGACGAAGCCATACTCGACCGCGGATAAGATCAACACGGTCAACGCTGCGCTCTGCAACGCGAAAGGCGTTCGGCGCGTGTTCGTAAAGCAGGGGACATGCGCTCTTTTGTGCAAGGGATGGGATGGATATTGCTACAAGGAAAACACAGGGCTTCCCGATAAATCGGGCGGGCTTGATCACGAGACGGACGCTGCGGCGTACCTGATCAACTACGAGCTGCCGATTCTTGGGCGCGGAATGGTTCAGGGTTCGGCAACAGGCGTATGATCTGTCCGCAATGCGGACATTCGAGGGGGATATTATGGGTGTGGAAACAAAATGCAAGGAATACGATAAGAACCGGCCCGCATGGGACCTGGTTCGTGACGCGATCGACGGGGAGGACACGATCAAGGCTAAAGGGACGCTCTATCTCCCGAAACCCGAGGGCATGGAGAAAGAGGAATACCAGTCCTACGCCGCGCGAGTTCACTGGTTCAATGCGACGGGTCGAACCGCAAAAGGCCTTCATGGCATGGTTTACTCGAAGCCTCCGATTCTCGATAACTGCCCGGAAGCGCTCAAGAAAGTCCTCGAAGATATCGATCGCGAGGGAACAAACATCGATCAGTTCTCATCGGATCTCACTTGGGACGCGCTCGCGACGAATTGGGGCGGCGTCCTCGTCGATTATCCGCAAGCCGACGAAAAGCTCGACAAAGGATCAGCTGAGCGCGAGGGCTTGAGGACCTACGCAGCATGGTATTCGGCCGAGTCGATCATCAATTTGCGCAAAAAAACGGTAAACCATCAGCAGATTATCACCCTTGTTGTTCTTCACGAGCCATACGAGAAGATCGGGAGCAACGAGTTTTCGACCGAGATCAAGAACCGGTACCGCGTTCTCGATCTCGACGAAGCGACCGGAACTTACCGGCAGCGCATCTTCGACGAGGATGGAGACCAGGGACTATCGGTTCCGACGTCGGAAGTCCATCCAAAGAAGCAGGGAAAAGAACTCGACTACATCCCGTTCTTCACGTTCCCCGGCAGAGAGCCCGAGAAGTCGATGATCTTCGACCTCGCATGCGAGAACGTCGGACACTACCAGAAAAGCGCCGACTTCGAGAACGGTCTGCACCTCACCGGAATTCCGACGCCGTTTGCGACCTGTCAGGCTCCTGTCGATAAGAACGGGGATCCCGTCAAAGTGAAACTCGGAGGGAACTCGTTCCTCTATCTCGGGGATCCCGCGGCGACTGCCGACTATCTTGACTTTAAGGGTGAAGGACTCTCGGCGCTCGAGAAAGCCATCCTGAACTGCGAGGAGCGCATGGCGATCCTCGGAGCTCGCATCATCTCGGCCGAGAAGAAGGGCGTCGAGTCTGCGTCGGCCGCGCGAATCCATCGCGCCGGCGAGAACTCGGTTCTCGCGTCGTTCGCGCTTAACGCCTCGGACGTTCTCACGGCGGTCATTCGCGAGATCGGCTCCTGGGAGAATATTTCGGGATCAGACAAGGTGACCTACAAACTCAACACCGAGTACGACGTCGAGGAGATGGAAGCGCAGCTCTTCAGTGCGCTTACCTCGGCTCACGTGCAAAACAAGATCGGCCGTAAGGTCTATTTCTACAACCTCAAGAAGAACGACCGCGTTCCTGACGATATGGATCTCGAGGCGTTCGAAAAGGATATCGCGGATAGCACGGAAGACCATGGACCGGATGGCGATGACGCGAATTCGAGCGCGGAAGGAACCGATGATGAGAAGAACGCAAAGGTCGGGGCAGCACAGAAATGAGCCCAAAGATAATTCAGCTCATAGAGTTCATTCCTCACGTCGTCTCCGAGGTTATCTGCGTGAAATGCGGTCATCGTCAGATTTCCGTGAGGCCTGAAGGAACGCTCTTGAAAGATCTCGAATGCGCCGGATGCCACAAGCAGGGTTTCGTGATTGAAACCGGGCAGGAGATCGACGATGCCTGACACCTATCTCGACCGAATGCTGACCCATGCGGTCTATTTCGAGCGCTACAAGACGCATGAGGTCAACCAGCTTCTTAAGGTCCTCGATGCGGCGAACGTCGCTTGCAAGGCGGAAGTCTTGCGCACAAATGGCGCCGCGACGAAGGCACGGTACGTCGAAATCATGAAACAGATCGGCAAGATCCGTGATGAGGCAGTCGGAAAGATCGACAAGCAGCTCAGTCTCGACCTCAAGGACCTCGTTTCCTCCGAGATCGACTTCCAAGATAAGACACTGAAGGCGGTAATCGGAGCGAAGCTCGAGCTGACGCTTCCGGCGCCCGAGAAGGTCTATACCGCGGCGACGTTCATGCCATTCGCGCATTCAGCGACCTTCGAGAGCACTCTTACAAAGATCTCGAATGACCTCTATTCGCAATGGGATATGTCGGTCCGGGCGGGATATCTCGCAGGGGATACCGCGCAGGTTATTAACCGGCGCGTTTTGGGATCTGTAAAGAATCTAGAGCCCGGAACCATGCAGACTTTGCGAAATTCGCTCGATACCAACACCAGGACCACGCTTTCTCATTTCGCCGAGCAAACACGGAATGCGGTCTATCGCGCGAATGAGGATTTATTCAGCGGGTATCGTTACCTCGCGACGCTCGACGGTCGGACATGCCTCATCTGCGCGGCTGACGATGGCAGGACCTTCAAGTCGCTCGACGTAGCGCCGCAGCTTCCGCGACATCACCGCGATCGCTGCCTGTATGTCCCGGTAATCAAAGGCATGGAGAACGACATCGGAGAACGAGCGAGCGTCGACGGACCGGTTGACGGGAAGGTTGACTTTGAAACGTGGCTCAGAACGCAGTCCGAGGACCGACAGAAGGATTTTCTTGGCCCGTCTCGATACGAACTCTTCAAAAACGGCGCATCTCTCCGGGGATTCACCTCCGATGGTCGTAAATTGTCGCTTAAGGACTGGAAAGAACTCGAAGGAAACGTTCTGCCGACTCCGAAACGGTCTCACAACAAGGTTACGTTTCAGTCAGAAAAGGACATCACCGCTGCTGGTCGTGATATCCTCAATCAGGCGAGAGCGGATAATGCCGATGTATTCGACATTCTTCGAACGAAGCGTGATTTCGGCTTGTCAAAGACTCATGAATTCAAAAAAGGGTCATCACTCTTTGCAAAAGATGCCATTCTCGAAGCTCAGAAATACTATCCGACGGAATGGTTGAAACAATCTCTTGCAGCTTCCAAAGGAACCCCTTTAACGGCAAAGAAGCTCAGGCGCGGGTATTACTGCAATAGCCTAGAGCCTTCTATCGCGATATCCGGTCGGAAGGATTGCGCAGTCCATGAGCTTGCGCATCGAATGGAAAGCATAATTCCTGAAATTGTTAAGGCTGAGAAAGAGTTTTATGACAGAAGGACCAAAGGCGAAGCGCTTCAGTCGCTTCGTTACTTAACCAAAACACCGTATCCTCTGAGCGAAATTGCGCGGCCTGATAAGTTTCGCGATCCCTACATGGGAAAATATTACAAGGGCGAGCGAAATTACGAGCTTTTGAGTGTTGGCATTGAAAAAATAGTTAATAGGTCGTATATTAAAGGCGATGACGATGATTTCGATTCGTTCATAATTGGTCTTTTGCTGGGGGTCTGATGTTTACGATCACTGGTTCGATCAAGAATAAAACCTGCTCGATTACCTACGACGAAGGGAAGCTCAGCGGCGACGAAACAGCCGTTTCCATTGCGCGTGAAGAAGCAAAGAAAGATCACGGTCCGGTAGGACTTCACCCTGAAGTCATCGAATCCGATTATTTATCCCAAGAGATCCCGGCATACGCGCTCATCTATTCGTTTGTCTTCGATTCGGTCGAATCCGAGGAGAACGATTGGGAACCGGCGCCGGATGATGCCGTGTTCTAAAAATACCATGCTTATTGAACCAAGGCGCTCCTCGTGAGCGCCTTGGTTATTGTTCCAGAAAAAAAGTTAAAAATATTTTATGCAAAATCTATCGTACTCTATATAGTCTCATTGATTCATAGTATCCAATACAGCCTAATACGATATAACACGTTTTAATTTTCACGAATACCACCAATGAAAATCGCGCTTGTCAACAAATACTACACACCGTTATAGTCCCTCCAAAAGAGAAATCAGTTCTGTCGCGCAGGAGCGCAACGGCAGGAGCCGGACGGGACGACGCAATCACTTACCAAAACCCCAGGAGGGGTACAGGAGATCCAGAGTATGCCAATGAATGCAGAGTTTTTGAAGAAGGCACTGTCAGGAGACGGTGACGTTGATGCCAAGATCACAGCGATCCTGACTGAGTACGAAGTCGACGTGAACGGGCTCAAGACGAACAAGCAGACCATCCTTCAGGAGAAGGAAGCGCTCGAAGCGAAGTTCAAGGCCCTCGAAACCGAGAAATCCGGATTCGACACGAAGGTCAAAGAACTCGAGGACAAGATCAAGAAAGCCGGAAGCGAGGACACGAAAGCGTTCTACGAAGCCGAGCTCAAGAAAGTGACCGAGACTCACGCGACGGAACTCAAGAAGCTGCAGGACGAGCGTGATTCGGCAATTGCTGAATCGTCGCGATACATCGCGAACGACGAATTCGCCAAGGCAACGAAGGATCTCAATATCAGACCGGAACTTCGCGAGGATCTTCGTGAAGTTCTCTATGCGCGCAACAAGTTCGAACGGAAGACGATCGACAAAGAGATTAAATACCTCAACGCCGAGAGTCGGACTGTGAAAGACGTGCTCGCGAACTATCTGCAGACGGATGCCGGCAAGGCATACCTTCTAAACGGAAACTCTGGCGGCGGCGCGGGCGGAAGCCGTTCCGGTAGCACAACTCAGCCGCCCAAAGAACCGACGACTTCAAGAGAAGCGTTGGCTCAGGCGCTCACCGAAGCACCTGAGAAGTAAACAAAGGAGGGCATTATGCCTGTAATCACTGGACAGATCGATTCGTTTGGAGTTCCGACTAACGCTCGGGATGTTTCCAAGGCTTTTTATATGATCAAGAAAGAGGAGTCCCCTCTCTTGAATCTCATTGAGATTCCCGGCGTTGCGGGTAATACCAAGCACTATTGGTGGGACGATGCGCGCCAGATTGCGAAAACCGCGCTTACCGCGGCCCACGTGTCGGCAAGCGGAACCTTTACGGTCGCCTCGACCAAAGGTCTTCGCGTTGGCTCGATCGTCTCTGTTGCTGGGATTGCATACCAGGTCACGGCTGTTTCCAGTGATACCGTTATTACGGTTTCTCTCCTGAGCGCCGCCGATGCTGCTGCAGCTTCCGGACTGGAAATGCAGTTTCACGGTACCGCCGCAAAAGAAGGCAAGGACTACGAGGATACCGACTACACCCCCGAGGTCGAGCGCATGAACGTAACTCAGATTTTCGATGATTTCCTGAAAATCACCGGAACTGAGCGTGCCGTTAAGCGCGAAGCCAGCGATGCGGACCTTCTCCTGCAGATCGCCTCCAAGAAACTGGATCGGCTGTACCTCGCCCTCGGTCGTTCCATTTGGAGGAACCCGCTCGTATCGCCGACCGAAAATACCGCTTCCCGCGTCCTCGGCGGAATCGAGTATTTCATCGCGAAATACGGATACGCTCCAGCTGCTTCCGCTTTCAGTGCCGCGAACTTTGACGCGTTCCTCCTGGAGCTCGATAAGGCCGGTGCCGTTATTTCCGAAGCATGGATGAATCCGTCCGATCTCGGGAAATTCAGCGATCTCGATGTGAGCAAGGTGCAGATGCAGCGCGAGGACAAGTCCCGCGGAACGTTTGCCAATCAGTACGTATCGAAGTACGGTCACGTGCTCACCCTGAACACCGATCCGAACGCAACTCCTGGCCGGATCAACGTATTCAGCAAGAACGACATCAAGCTCCTCCCGCTTGCTGGCCGCCAGATGCAGATCGTCGACCTCGCCAAGACTGGAGACAACGATAAGCGTCAGCTCCTCGGCGAGTACACCATCGAGGTACGAAATTCTGCTTTGATGGGGACCTTCACCCCGTCGTAATCCGTCATGCTACTGAAAGGGCCGCAAGGCCCTTTTCTGTATAAGGAGATTTTAGATAATGAAAATCGATACGAAAGGCAAAGACTATTTTGAGAATGGTGTTTGCTATCACGCAGATGAAGAGGGTTTTGTGAATACTCCTGGTAAACAAACCGAGGAAGAAGACACCGCCGATCCGGACAAGGAAGCTCTTGTCGCGAAACTTCTCGCGCTCAAAGAAGCTCATCCCAAGATCGTAAAGGCGGCCCCTTCGCAGATTCCCGCGATGAGTGCCAAAACACTCACCAAGCTCATCGCTGAAGCCGAAGCGGCCATCGCCGCGGGGAACCAGGAGTAATCCATGGCAATCACGCTCGTCGTCGAGGACGGAACTGGTCTTGCGACCGCAAATACCTACATATCCGCCTCCAACGCAGACCTCTACAACGCCAATCTTGGCCGCGCGGAATGGTCTGTACTCGACGACGAAGTGAAAGCCGCAGCCCTCATTAAGGCAACGCAGTTCATCGATGCTTCGTTCCAGTGGATCGGAAAGAAAAAAACCTCGGCGCAAGCCCTCAAGTGGCCGCGTGTCGAGGGAAAAACTCCTGACGGTATCGAGATCCAGCTCTCAGACAGCGACGGTTTCGGTATTGAAGGCGTTCCTTCGCCGGTATCGAAAGCAGTTGCGGAAACGGCCTTCTTGTCGCTCTCAAACGATCTTTTTCAGATTGCCGACCCGAACGGGAAAGTTATTCGCGATAAGACCGACGTGCTCGAGACCGAGTATCAGCCGGATTCGCCGAGCCTTAAGCCTGCTGCGCCGACGCTTTTCAGCGCGGTCAACCTCATGCTCCGCGGTCTCTACTCGGCGCCGACCGGTGGAATGGTTATTGGAAAGGCGATTCGCGGATGAACTACGAAGCGAAACGGATCGCGACCTACGCGAATTTAAAAGCGAAAGGCGCGCCGTGTACCCTCGTAAAGCCGGTACCTGGCGAAGAGCCTTCTTACGATTCGGATACTGACGAGACCACAACGCCTTCGACAAGCCATTCAGGCGTCTGCGTGATTACCAGTTTCGAGGCGAAAGTCATCGATGGAAAGACGATCCTTGCGAACGACCTGAAGATCCTCTGCCTGTTTGCTGATCAATCAATTCCCGATGCTGACAAGGACCAGATCGTTGTGAACCCCGGGACGGCTTATAAGGAAACGATCAACGTCGTCGGAGGTTTTTCGCTCAAACCGGACGGGAAGACGGTGATTCTGTTTACTGCGCAGGGACGGAAGTAAATGTCTTCTTGGACGCTTCCGCTCGATGCCTGGGTGGATAAAAGGAAGATTCAGATATCGAAGACCCGCGAGATTCTCGCTATGGCGATTTTCACGAGAGTCGTTTTGAGAACTCCGGTTGATGCTGGAGCCGCGAGACAGAATTGGCTTGTTACCTTGAATCACCCGACCTACGAGTACGATACCGGTAAGGCGAAGGGTGGCCGGGTAATGAGCGACGGACAGAATGCAATCGCGGGCGCAAATGGTGATGACACAATCATCATGCAGAACAATATGCCGTATATCGAAAAGCTCGAGTACGGTGGATACGGACCGAACAGCAAGAGCGGGAAGACGGTAAATGGCTTTTCGAAGCAGGCACCGCGCGGAATGGTCGGAATCACGATGCAGGAATTCGGCGGCCTCGTGACAGAAGCAGTGGAGAAGGCGAAATGATAGATACGTACATCGAAGAAACGCTGACCGAAACCTTCAAAACGCTTTCGCTGATCAAAACGAAAACTGTGAACGGCAAGCAGGAAATAAATGTTGCTGAGCCGAATAAGGCTTTTACCCAGGCGAACTGGATGAAAGAAACTGAAGGCTGGTACGAGATCGACTTTCTTCCCGGTGAACCGATTCAATCAGAACTCGGAACTTCTGGCCGTAATCGCTGGGTCGGAATATTCCAGGTCACGATCTGCGTCAAGCTCAACATCGGTAAGGGAATGATAAACGCTCGGTTTAACGCAATTGCGGACTTATTCAAGCGCGGAACCGTGTTTTCAGGGATTGAGATAACAAGTTGCCATCGGAGCCCGAATCTGACGTCCGAGCTCGAGGGTGCTGAAGTAGACCATTACAGGCTGCCGGTTCGCATTGCGTACCGCGCGGACCTCGCGAATTAAACCAGGAGGAATATCATGGCGAGAAAAAAAAGCGGTGCGAACCGAGGGCTTTATTTCGGACAGTACGACGGAAAAGGAAGTATACCGGCCGCTCCGGTTGCGATGTTCCTCAGGAACACTTCGGATACCATTGATGGTAAGACCGAAATGATCAAATCGAACGAGCTCCTTCCCGGACGCTCGACTTCTGCTCCGATGCCAGGGAATTCTTCCTCGGGCGGCGGTGTCCCGATCGAGTTCTCCGCGCTTTCTTTCGATCGGCTTTTGTCCGGTCTTCTCATGTCGAACTGGATCCGTGATGCTACGAATCCGAAAGTATCAACGCTCGTCCCTGGCTCAATCGCAAAAAAGTTCTGGATCCTCAAGCACTTCGCTGAAGCGGATTATCCGCTCTATCAGCTTTTCAAGAAGAACATGGTCGACTCGCTTGATCTGACCTTTGCGGTTAATGCGATCGTGACCGGTACCTTCAATTTCGTCGGCGTCAACGACCCTCTCATGGAGAAGACGAATCCGGTTGTTGGTCTTGCGTCCCTCCCGGCACCGCTAACCACCGAAGCGTTCACATCGCGGATTGGATACCTCAATATTGACGCGGTCGAATGCAAAGAATCGAAGGATTTCAAGCTCACGGTGAAGAACAATCTCGCTGCGATATACGCGCTTTTCCAGAGCGAGGCAGACGTCATTGAGAAGGCTCTCGATGTTACGGGTTCGGTTACGATCTTTTTCACTGACGAGGAAGCGTATAACAAGGCCGTAAACGGGGCGACCGTTGTATTCGCGATTCAGGTTTCTGACACCGCAGGAAACTCGTATCTTTTCGAGCTCTCGGGAACAAAGTTCGACACCCACAGCTCGGCTGTTTCAGGCAAAGACGAAATGGCACCTCCGTTCCCGTTCACCGCATTCGGAACGAACGTCGTTAAAATCACGCGAACCCTCGCGACTGCTCCGACGCTCTTCACGTTGACCTACGACGATAACGACTCGACCGGTGGAACCGTCCCCGCGGACGCCACGCTCCAGGAAGGAGGCGCAATGCTCTTTGCCTCGGCGAACTCCGGAACCCTCGTGAAGACCGGTTCGACCTTCGACGGTTGGAACACGGCAGCCGATGGTAGCGGAACCGATTACGCGGTCGGTGAGGCTGTCGTACTCGAGGGGAATATGACGCTGTACGCGGTGTGGATCTGATCATGAGCACGAAACTTTCTGATCTGAATGCTGGTACCAGGCTTCGCGCTGGTAAAGCAATGGCTCAGCTTCTGAAAGAAAACGTTGCTTACGTCGTGACTTACACCCTTCGCACTGAGGCGGAACAGTATGCGCTTTGGTGCCAAGGGAGAAAGCCTCTTTCTTTCGTGAATGATAAACGTAGGGAAGTCGGCCTCTATCTTCTTGCTGAATATGAAAACAAGTACACCGTGACGAATTGCGATGGCAAGAGAAAGAGTGAAGGCGGAACCGGAAGGAGTGCGCATCAGACCGGCAATGCGCTCGACGTCGTTCCGCTCGAGAACGGAAAAGCGATCTGGCCGGTACCGGAAGATCCGCGATGGGAGAAAATCTCAGCGGCTTTCATCGCTCAAGGCTTCACATGGGGCGGCGACTGGGACCGGGACGGTTTGACCGCACTCGAAGGCGACGACGACGAGGATATGGTCGACTATCCACATTATCAGCTTATGTAAGCTCGACCGGCTTTAAGGGCAAAGGAAAATCGAATGGATATTATGGCAATTCTTTCTTGGATTCTGATGATTCTCGTCGCTTCATTCGACGTGATCGGTCTTATCGAGGGAGTGAAATCGATATCTGTAGCGATCAAGGCGAAGAAAGGCCAAGCTTGGCCGATTCTCTCGATCGGGTTCTCTGTTCTGGTCGCTGTCTTCTTGGGTAATACCAAATCCGACATTTTCGGCTCGAAGCTGAACGCGATCCTATTTGCGGCCGTTACGATTTTCGCCTTCATCGAGCTACTCGGGTATAACGTAATCGTGAAATGGATTTTCACTGTCGTTGATTCGAAGATCGAAAAAATCGACCCAGGGAATCATGGCTTTGATCGTTTGACATAACCGCAATTGCTTCTATACCCCGGTCCGTATGGGCCGGTATTTCTAAGACATGAGGTTTGAAATGGATCTTGGCAAGCTTGCAACGCACAAAAACGCGGAAGAGGGTGTTTGGTTTGAACCGGTCGTTTTCGGTTATGCAACCGGTGTGGAATTTCGTGTACTCGGAGCTGATTCCGACGTCGTTCGGAAACAGGCACAAGTGAGCCTCAACGAGATTCGAGCGCTTACACAACCCCAGCAGGAACGAATTAACTTCGTTGAGCGGAATCGCGAAGCAGTCGTTGTTCGCGTCCTCGAGATCCGTGGCAAAGAAGGAAAACCGGTCATCCTCGATGGTGCCGAAGTCGAGAATACCGCGGCCGGATATCGGAAAATCTTCATCGCGTGCCCCGAGATCCAGGATGCCGTGAAAGCATTCTCGGATAAACGTGCAAATTTTTTGCCGGAAGAGAAGGAGACCTCGAACGAGCAATCCGACGCTTCTTCTTCCTCAATCACCCATACAGCGTCGGACGAGGGAAAGAAAGACAAGTAATACGCAATCGCGAGGACCGGGATTTCTTCTTCGAGAACTACGGAGTTCCAAAAGAAGGAACTACGGCCTACCAAAAGTTCGAACCGTATATGGAGATCGCGCCGCCTGAGTGCTTCTCGTGGCTTTATGGCGAGTTTATCAATCTCTATAACGCGAATGAAACCGTGATAACTCCGGCAACTATACGTGAATACCAGGAACTCAAGCAGTTCCATTTTTCATTGTACGAAATCGACCTGATCTTCTGTATGAAGAACTGGGCGAATGATGAAAAGCAAAAACTAGAAAAGGAGGTTGCCGATGTCTGAAATATCCAGGCTTACGCTTGAAATAGATTCCAACGGAGTCGTTAAGGCGAACGGCAACCTTGATTTATTCAAGAAAAAATCTGACGATGCGGCAAAGGCCGCATCCGGAGTTGAAAGCGCCAATAAAAAGACAGCAAAAAGTTTTGGCCTCGTGAATCAACTAACCGACATGCACACGCTTGCCATGGGCGCTGCAAACATCGGAATTATTAAGTTCATGGATTCGTGCGCAGAAGCGTCCGGACGCATGGAAATGCTACGAACGAATTTACAGGTTGTCACAGGAAGCGCCCAAGAAGCCGATACAATGTTTCGCCAGCTTCAAAGATTTGCCGCCGAAACACCGTTTTCCGTTGAAGGAATTACCGATACTGCAACCCAGCTTATGCAGGTCGGAGTCGCGGCCGATGACGTTATGTCTCAGCTTCAAATGCTCGGAGACGTTTCGGGCGGATCTCAAGAAAAACTCAACCGCATAATGACAAATTACACGCAGATTCTTTCCGTTGGGAAAGCGTCTACGATGGATATCCGCCAATTTGCTCAAGCAAACCTTCCGATTTACCAGGAACTCGAGAAAGTTACCGGCAAAACCGGCGAAGCTCTCCAAGATATGATCACCAACGGAAAAATAACTGGTGAAGTGATTACCAAGGCCTTCCAGGACATGACAGCGGAAGGCGGAAAGTTCTACAACGGAATGTCGCTCGCTTCCGAGACTTACGAAGGGAAACTCTCAACAATGAAAGATTCAGTTACGAATCTTTCCGCTGCGTTCTCAGATCTCTGGTATACCGACTTCAAGAAATCAGCATTTGATGCAATTGCTGCTGTGTCAGATGAGCTCGCAAATTTCTTTAGAGAAAACAAAGAACATGCAGATGCGTTTAAAATATTCAACACTGATTATACAAACTCTTCATTCAACCAGCGCGAATACGTTGCAAATGAACAGATAGAATACTGGAGTAAGCGTTCTCAAATGCTTAAGCGTGTCGGCGGCGATTACAAAAGCGATCCAGAATATCAAGAGGCCATTAAGCAGCTCAACGGATGGTATGACTACCTCGACAAGATAACTCGCCAAGAAGCCAAGCTTACAAAAGAACAGCGCGAGATGGAAGAAGCAGCAAAATCAGCTTCAGAAACTGGAAAGAATGCAGCGAAAGAAGCTGAAAAATGGCAAGAGGTTCTAAAAAAAGCGCTTAGTCTTGAAGAAGTCTCTACGGGCGCTCAAGCAGTTGCTGATTATCAAAGAAACCTCGAAGACTCTTTGCATGGTGCAATCGCCTATGCGCAAATGATGGGCGAGAGTGTCAAAGACGTTTATACAGAATATGCCAAGAAGATCAGGATCGCACTTTCAGAAGTATTGTCATCTGGACAGTTTAATGTATTGGATAATGCCGTTACTTCATTAAGTAACCTGGAAAAGAGTTATAGCGTTAGCTTTGGGATTTCCAATCAATCTCTATTTGACGACAATTTGTTCTCGTCTTCTGGGAAACCTTCAGATAGCTTAAAGCAGTCCTATATACAGATGATCACCGAGGCTCAAGCAGAGGCCGCAAAGAATGGCGACTGGTCCGGATATGCCAAGAACTCCGCGATTGTTTCCGGCTATCAATCGATCCAGGGAACCGACGCAGGGAATTTCGCGCAGGGTATGTCTCAGGGTGGATGGCAGCAGGGTCTTATAAACATGGTTCTCGGCGCCTTCATGAAAAACCTCGAGGATGTCGAAGGGTTTCAGCGCGCGCTTAATCTCGTAACTGAAGCGCTTGCGCCTGCGGCTGACATGATAGGCGAAGTGTTTACCGCACTCGAGCCGCTCATGGATGCCGCTGTAATCGGAGGCGAGATCGGGCAGCAGTTAGCAAATGTAACGCTCGGGATCAAGACCCTCATGCCTACTATCAGGATGTTGGCGGCTTTTATATTAGGAATCTCGAAAGTTCTTGGCATGGCTATGTCCGCGATTGAGAATGCGTTTGACTGGCTTTTCGGTGACATAACGGACGGTATGAACGATTTCTCTGATGCCATGATCGGTTCAACGGAAGCGGCTGAAGAACAGGCCGACGCGACAAGCAATCTCATCGATGAACTGAAGGCCCTTCGCGAGCAGCTTCGCGAGGATCAGCTTTATTACGCTTCGCAGAACACGAGTCTAAACGCCGCGCAGAATATCTCCTCGGTTAATGACGCGATCATTGCCCCGGGTGGGCACATTATCTCAACCGCTCCTGATGATTACCTCATCGCAACCAAAACCCCGGGCTCTCTTGGATCCGGTGGAAATCGGGTAACCATAACGGTGGTAAATAATGCCGGTGACGTTGCCGAGGCCGAAGCGGTAAGCACCGAACGCGCGGACGGCATGACGGAGATATTGGTTATGGTCGACAAGCGGGTTGCGAACGGAATAGCCGCGGGAGCCTTCGACACCGCACTCTTGGCGCGCGAGCGGCGAATGGCCGGACGGAGGATATCTGTATGATCGCATGGCCCGTTGGCGTTAACAAAACGATTCTTCAGGAGACAACCTGGAAATTCCGCTCGGGAACTGTTTCTGACACGATGCGGAGCGGTAAAAAGAAGTCGCGCCTTATCAGTACGACTTCTCCAAAACCGTTTTCTGTAACCATGATCCTCACGCGCGCCGAATTAGCAATTTTCGAAGCGTGGTATGAAACGGATCTCAGGTTTGGCACTCTCACGTTTCAGTTTCCAAAGATCGCGGGAAGTGGGGACGCCGAATATCGAATACTCGATA